CAATGGTCACACCGTCGATAGTGCCGCCGTTGATGTCAACGTCCGTGATCGGGCTGTCGCCGCCAAGCAGGGCGTCGATGCTGTCCAGATCCGTGTTTAGCTTGGTCCCCCAGGTGTCGTCGCTTGCGCCTACCTCGGGCTTCACCAGTCCATAATTCGTCGTGTTTGTATCGGCCATCGGTCTATCCCTACGCTGCCTGTGTCCAAATTTCCGCCGCGCTAGACGCCGGCGTCCAATCTTTTCCCGTGTCGGCCTGGCCCGACCATGACGCTGACGTGTCGGGCTGATCTGCCCACGCCATTTCCGCGTCTGCCTGCTCGGACCATGTCTCCGCCGTGTCTGCATCGGCCTCCCATTTCAGGCGGCCATTGGCTGACACTATACACGAAATTGCAGAAGATGCACGCGCAGCCTGAACTCTGTTACCCGTGACCAAAATTTCCGACGAAACGTCAACCTGCGCGCCAGCCTGATACACCATCAATGATGACGCAGAGCATGAGCTTGTTACATCAACCTGAGACCCAGACTGCCTGACGCGCGTGGCAGCCGATGAGAGGGCCGCTGACGGCTGTATCCCAGACGCGCTCTCTCTAACCCTTACTGCGTTAGATGCCAGCCCAGAGGCCGCTGTGATCGCGCTGGACGCGCTTTTGATTGTGACAGCCGACACCGACACTGACGCCGCAGAGCCAATTGCCGCAGATGCTGGCCGGACACGCTCGCACGCCGCCGACACACTCGCGGCAACGTCAATCTGCTTGGAGATCTCCCTGACGCGGGTGGCGTCAGCAGATAACGCAGCCGAAACAGAGACAACGGCGCTGGCGTCAAATACGGTGCCGTCAAGCCCATACGATCGCGCGCCATAGCCCGCCGTGCCGTATCCGCTGCGATACACCGTATCCATGACGATCAGTCTAGCGTGATGTCAAGGTCGCCCGCAGGGATGCGGAACACGTCGCCGGTGTCGATCGTCTTGCTTGTGGTCAGGCTGCCGTATGCGATCAGGTTGCCGCCGCTCAACGCGTCAAACACGCCGACAGCCACGACCGTCCCCCAAGATCCGCCAGCCGTTGGCCACTCGACTGCCGCGCTGTTGCTTGCCGTGTTGCCAGACACAGTGAACGTCGCAGCCTTGCGGACGTAAGACGTGCCGCTGACTTCGGTCCCGCCGCCGGTGTCGGTCGGGGCGACAGTGTAAAGAGCCAAATACCAGGCCGTTGGGCGCGCCGGTGACGGCGTGCCGGTCGTCAGCAGCCACGTCAGCGTGCTGGTCTCAAAGCTGTTGGACAAAGACATCAGGAAAGCCCTCTTATTTTAAGGCGCAGACCCGTCCCGCTAAACCGTGCGGCGTCCGACGCTGTGTTAATCATTTCGACAGCAGATTGGAACATGCCGCCCCAGATCTGGATGCGCGCGTCATCTTTGAGATATGGCGCGCTGTGCATCAGGGCGCCGTAAAGATACGCGTCTGGCGAGTCGGCCAACAGCCAATTGCTGGTATTGCTGTCGGACAGTGCCGGGATTTTCGCAAAATACAAAAGCTCGCCGGTGTATTCCGCGTCTGGCGTCGGGAACAGCTCAAGCTGGCCGCCCGTCATCGCATAATACTGCGGCCGCCCCGAAGTATCCTGCGCACGATACCGACGCTGGACCATTTCGGCCTGGCTGATCAGCTCAAGCGGATATGTCGGCGCGTCGCTCAGGTAAAACCTGATCGTCTCCACCCAATCCGCCGGGATGGCGCTATATTGCGTGTCGAGCGGCGCCGTGGATCTGCTTTCCATGCGCCAGTGGCGAATGCGGCGCGACATGTCAGCCTCGGCCAGCGAGATAAACGTCGGAACAGCCGCCGCGAGGTCATCCCGGTTCAAAAAATCAGCCACCGCCGACTGCAATTCGCTGTATGTCGTGATTGCCAATTTTAGCCCCCAAGCTCACATTTGCGCCAATATAGCACACTTTGCAGGATTTGCCACATCAGTCCTCTGGCTCGAAATCCTTGCGCTCCCAAGCCTGACAGACACGCAAATTATGGCAAATGAAATCTAATTTCACGCAATATCCGCGCCCGCCACCATCCATGTCAAAATCCGTCAGCGGGATCTTTTCCATCAACTTCATGGCTTCCGGCGTGTTGTCGAAATACTCACAATTTGCGCAAAACAAGCGCCGCGCTTGCTTTTCCGGCACCATCATCACGTCGGCAAAGCTGGACCAAAACTCCTTGTTGTCGGCAGGGTCAACGGATGTTTCTTCCGGCCCAAGATGCCAGTTTTCCATCGCGTTCTGCATGTTGGCTTCGTTCTCATCCGCAGAGACAATGCTGCGGGTGTAAATCATGTCTACCGCGTCCCGATCCTTCATTTTTTCTTCCCCTTAGCCTTGCGCGCACTGGACAAGGCAATCGCAACAGCCTGCTTTTGCGGCTTGCCAGCCTTCATCTCTGCGCTGACGTTCTTGCTAATGGTTTTCTGGCTGTAGCCCTTTTTAAGCGGCATGATGGTGTCCTTTCATATTGCACATTTTTTC